AAACGACTTTGCAGTGCCGGCTATCCACATGATTAATGTTTTTGATAACACTGAGCCGGTGATGAGTTCCTTTTCGGAGCTAAAAGAGACTTCTAGGATCTGCAGTCTTGGTATCGTTGATGTAGAATCTGGTGAAGAAAAAATGTTTTTTTCTATTGACAACGTAGCGGAAAAGAGGTATTATTTTGGGGTGAATAGCGAAAACCTAAAAACAGATTCAGATTTGCTAAATAAAATTAAAAAACACATTAGGGGTAATTCCGAAGGCGTGAGAACTAGTTTTGCTGTTTACTCAACAAGCTATGATCATGATTTGTCTTACGTCTTGGCCTATTCTCCACGTATACAAACAAAAAATAACATTCCGGATGAATAATCTGGTATGTTGAGCGTCTAAGTAACAGATGCACGGGACATTGGCCGTGTATACTATAGGGTAATTAACCCACCCATTAACAACACAGGAGGAAAAAATGGGAATTGATATGAGCAAGATGCGTGCAAAGATGCAGGCACTCAAGAACACTGGTGGTGGAAAGAGTAACTTTTGGCGTCCCCAAGACGGCGAACAAGTTATTCGTATTGTTCCGACCGCCGATGGCGATCCGTTTAAGACGTTTTGGTTTCATTACAACGTTGGGAACAACAGTGGTTTTTTGAGTCCGAAGCGCAACTTTGGTGAATCGGATCCCTTGGATGACTTCGTACGCAAGTTGTTTAATGAGAATACCGAAGAGAGCGTGAAGATGGCTAAGAACCTTATGGCCCGCCAGCGCTTCTTCAGTCCTGTCGTTGTACGTGGCGAAGAGAACGAGGGTGTTCGTATTTGGGGATATGGCAAGCAGGTCTATGAGACTCTTCTTGGCTATGTTCTTAACCCGGACTATGGCGACATCACTGATGTTGATCAGGGGGTTGACCTCGTCCTTCAGTACGGCAAGCCCGCAGGTGCGTCTTTCCCTAAGACCACTCTGACCCCACGTCGCAAGAGCACCGTCCTTACTAAGGATACGGATCTTTCTGCACAGTGGCTTGATTCTATTCCGGATATGGATTCGCTCTTTGAGCGAAAGACACCGGTAGAGGTTGGTGGGCTTCTTGACGAGTTCCTCTTGGGTGAGGAAGCTGCCGAGGAGACTTCATCCGAGACTCGTATGTATGCGTCTACCCCCGCAGCTAGCGCTGTTGACGCAGCATTCAACGAGTTGGTTGGGTAAGCCAACACTGGGGGGCTTCGGCCCCCCTTTTTTTTATAAGGAGAAGTTATGGCAAAAAAGAGTAACGTTACAGGTCTATCTATTGCGGACCTGCGTAAAATGGCAAATAAGAAGTATGGCCTCAATGTTGCCTATAACCTTAATGATGAGAACCCATCTGAGGTTGTAGACTGGATTCCAACCGGGTCACGTTGGTTAGATTCTATTGTTTGCCGAGGAAGAGTAGCGGGAATTCCCGTTGGTCGCATTACAGAGCTAGCTGGGCTAGAATCAACTGGAAAATCTTATATGGCTGCTCAAATTGCGGCAAATGCTCAACAGAGGGGCATTAACGTAGTATACTTTGATGCCGAGAGTGCGATTTCTCCAGATTTTATGGCAAATGCCGGCTGTGATCTTGAAAAGTTGATCTATGTGCAGGCCCAAACGGTTGAAATGGTCCTTGAGACTATTGAAATGTATCTGGGTACAGGAGAGCAGTTCCTTTTTATATGGGATTCGGTCGCTTTTACTCCTGCTATTGGTGATAAAGATGGGGATTTTAACCCTCAATCCACCATGGCGCTAAAAGCTCGTGTTTTGTCCAAGGGTATGCAAAAAATTACTGTCCCTATCGCAAATACCAATTCAACATTGCTGGTCCTCAACCAATTGAAGACAAATATCACCAGAAGTCCTAGCGAAGCGATGGTTTCGCCATATGTCACCCCTGGTGGTAAGGCTCTTATGTATGCGTATTCACTGAGGATCTGGTTGACCGGTCGCAAGGCCAAAGCAGCCTTTATTGAAGATGAGAATGGATATAGGGTCGGGTCAGAGGTGAAATGTAAGCTACAGAAGAGCCGTTTTGGGACCCAAGGGCGTATTGCGACTTTTAAGATCCTTTGGGGCGACAATGTCCGCATTTGTGATGAAGAAAGCTGGTTTGAGGCGATTAAGTCTTCAAAGTACTTTTCAACATCAGGGGCATGGCACTCCTTGGCTATGGAAGACGGCGAAACGAAGAAGTTTCAAGGAAAAAGCTGGCTTGGTATGCTTGAGGACAAAACATTCAAGAATCGTGTAATACAGATCATGAATGAAACTCTCATTAGTGATTTTAAAAATCGCAAAGGCGATGCTTCAAGCCATTATACGCTTGATGAAGATGAAAATCAAACTTGATGAGCTTTCCAGACAGCGCCGCAGGTATTTAGACCTCGCCGCAAGGATCGCCCAACAAAGCACCCACCCTTGTCAGAACCACGGATGCGTTCTTGTCAAGGGTGGGTCTGTGCTTAATGCTTCCTGTAACAAGAACAATTATTGTGGTTTCGGCAGTAGATTTCGTGATTTTGATAAGAGAACACACTCTACTTTACACGCAGAACTGGGAGCAATTCTTGGCCTGGACAGGTCAATTACTAGTGGTTCCGTTGCTTATGTTGTTAGGATCAAGGAAGACAAATATCGGATGAGCAAGCCGTGTCCAATGTGCGAGCAAGCACTAAGGTTTTGCGGCGTGAAAAAAGTGATATATACGACTAACGATGACTCGGTCATTGTGGAGAAATTATGAGTAAAAGAATATTAATAATTGACGCATTAAATATGTTTTACAGGGGCTACATAGTTGACCCTTCCATTTCAACCCATGGCGAACCCATTGGTGGAGTAAAGGGCTTTTTAAAGTCACTACAAAAAATTGTCCGTGAGACCACGCCAGATGAGGTTGTTATTTGCTGGGATGGTGAAGGCGGGAGCATTCGGCGCAAGTCTATCAATAAGGACTATAAAGCTGGCAGAAAACCCATTCGTCTGAACAGAAATGTTAGGAATCTCACGGAAGATCAAGAGATGCATAACAAAGTCTGGCAACACCTTAAGATCATTGAGTATTTGAATGAATTGCCTGTGATCCAGATCTGCGTCCCTGGAATGGAGGCGGACGATATTATTGGATTTATTGTAAAAAATTCGGCCATTAAAGAAAACCAGAAGATAATTATCTCTAGCGATAAAGACTTCTTTCAGCTTTGCGACAGTAAGACGATTTTGATTCGGCCAATTCAGAATGAAATTTTAAATACAGTCGCAATTACTGAAAAATACAATATCCATCCAGAGAATTTCGCTCTTGCTCGGGCCATTGAGGGCGATAAGTCAGATAATTTAAGTGGTATTCAAGGGGCTGGTTTAAAAACTATAGCCAAGAGATTTCCTTTTCTTTTGGAAGAGAAATCTTATACCATTTCTGATATAATAGATCATTGCGTGAGTCAAGAGAAGCCCCTCAAAATTCACACAAACATTTTAGAAGGGAAGAGAACAATAAAAGAGAATTATAGAATGATGCAATTAAGTGTTCCAACAATGTCACCAGACACCATTCGGCAGATTGAAGTTAAGGTTAAACCCGATGTGCGGGAATTTAACAAGACAGAGATTTTGAGAATGATGATTGAGGATGGAATGGGGGAATACAATTGGACTGATTTATGGGCAAATTGTAACCGAATTGTTTGGGAATCAAAGGCGCCGTTTTAGCTATGGAATACGATATTTTAACAATTATTGATATATCTGCAAGGTGCGTCTTAGCAATAGGTATTGTTTCTGGTATGGTGTTTTTTATTACCTTGAATGTGCGTTTCAAGGGTGGGGACGAAGAGTAAGATGAACGTTGGAGATTTAGTCAGAATAGTGCAGACACCTCCTTGTGTAGACGCACCAGCGCAGTTGGGAATAATTGTGGAAGAGCACGACCTTTTCCTCCACCCTCTTCCCGAAGATTCCGACGTGGAAAAGATATTTCCCGAGCTACATTATCATGTATATGATTTTAGTCAAAAAGCTATCTTACTATATCATTCTTTTGAACTTAAAATTTTGAATAAAATGTCCAACAGATCGTCTTATAATAGAGAGGAGTATAGATGAACCTAGCAACACAAGAGGACTTTTCAAAATTTGGAAAAAGCTTTCAGGAGAACCTTTGTAAGATGATCCTGGAGGACCGTCCATTTTCTGATCAAATCGGCGAGATCCTTGACGTTAATTTTTTTGAATTAAGATACTTGCAGGTATTTTGCAAGAAGATCTATGATTACAAGCAGAAGTATAATATCCACCCTAGTCACGATATTATGACGACCATAATTCGGACTGAGCTTAAGGATGAAGAGGAGGTCTTACAAAAACAGACCAGAGACTTTTTTGTGAGGATCCAGTCCCAGGCCGAAAAGGTTGACGGTCAGGAATATATAAAAGATACCGCTCTTGACTTTTGTAAGAAGCAGAAATTGAAAGAGGCAATCGGTAAATCTATAAAGCTGCTTTCCAAGAATTCATCATCATTCGATGAAATTAGGGTGCTTATCAATGAAGCGCTTCGGCTCGGCGCCGATAATAATTATGGGTATGATTATATAAAAGATTTTGAGGAGAGGTTCCACATTAAGGCGAGAAACCCCGTGTCCAGCGGCTGGCCCCAGATCGATAAAATAGCAGGCGGCGGTCTGGGCGGCGGCGAACTGGG